CAACATCTGGCCAATCAGTATAAAATTGCTGCAGCTGAGTTACTTCCTCAGCATTGAAAAGGGGCGGTTCTTGATATTGCTGGGGTTGTGGCTGTGGCTGCGGCTGCAACGGAGGCTGCGGCTGTGCCTCCGCCTGCGGCGGAAGTTGCGGCGTAGGCGTCGGCGCCGCCGCCGCGGGCGGCTCTACAGGTGGCGACTCGGGCGGCTGCGGTGCAGCCGGCGCCGCCGATTCAGCGGGTTTTGATGCCGCCTCGGGCGTCGGTGCAGCCGGCGCGGGCGTCTTAAGATTGGCAGCGGAAGCCGGCTCAGTCGGCCCCGCATCCACCTCGGCAGCTATGGCCTCGGTGAATGCCGTATCGAACGGATCGGGTACTGAGGATATAGCTACCGGGGATTCAGCTGCCGCGGGCGCAGGCGTGGGCGCTGGCGCAGGTGCTGCGTCCGCGGGTGCCTGCGCCGCAGGCGCAGGTGCGGGAGCCGGTGCAGGCGGCGCGGCCGCGGCGCGCGGAGCACGTGCCATGGATCATCTCCTACTCAGTCGTTGTACGTTCACCTGACAGATCATTCAAAAGTTTCTCAATGAAACGTGCCTCACCTTGCAGTAAAGCTACATCATTGAGGGACGCCTTGACTAGGCGGTTCTGGCATAGGCCCAGGCGGACCGACAGGAGCAGGCGCAGGGCCACCAGCTCCGGGGCCGAGCGCGCCTGCTGCAAGCGCCGCAGCAAGTCCGCCTCCTGCTGGCGGGCCTTGGGGGGTTGGTGCGGGGGAAGCTCCAGCGGCAGCGGGTCCTGTAAGCTCATCCTGCATACCTTTCTCTAGGATGCCCAGCGCCGTATCCACCAGCTGCGCGTCTGCATTGGCGGTGTTCTTCTGCCCCTGGGCGATGTTCTTGAATGCATCGGATAGTATCTTGCGCAGGTTGGCTTCGAGGAGCTTCTTCTGCTGATCCTGCTGATCCTGCTGAGCCTGAGCCTGAGACTGCTGGCGCCGGCTCGCTTCGTCCTCGGTCACCAGGATGTCGTCCATGTCCCTGGCCCTGACCTGAGCTTCGGTGAGCTTGCGCTCGTCGACGTGGATCATCTGCTCGGGCTTGAGCGTCTGCACCAGCGAATCAGCCTGCATGCCGCGAAGCTCCTTGGCCATGAGGCTGGTCGCGCCACGGGCAACCACGTCGTAGTCGCCATCGGGCGCCTGGTCCGGATTGAACACCCGATTGAACAGCACCATCGAGTTGATGAGGCTTTGCGTGAAAGTATCGAACGACCGAATGACATCTTTGAAAGGAAGAGCTTGGTCACCACGAAGCATGCTCGCGCCCGCCGCCGTACGTAGCGGCTCACTTGGCTGCTTCTCCATATCGCCACCCGTCGCCGGACCGACGAACGTCTCACTATCCGCGAACTTCAATCCCAGTTCGACGATCTTCAGGAGACTATCGAGGTGGGCGTCGATCTGAACATTGCGCACTGCTGGCCACTGCGCCTCGGGCCCAGAGCCTTCGCGGTACCAAACTTTGTACGCGGCGATGGCGGACAAATCCTGATCGAGACGTAACAAGTCAGTGTTGAGTTCCAGGTTAGGGCCGCACACGACGCTCGCGTTATCGAGCAGCATGCGCACAGCGGCAGCGACCATCATTTGTGAGTCGCGTATCGCTTGCGGTAGACCAAAGCCGACTGGGCTGGTGTCGTCCTCATCGAACAAGAACGTGTGGATCATCCGCGGTATCGGTATCGAAGGCATCTCCTTGGCGAGTTCCTCCCAAGGATTGAGACGCGCACCAATGACGTTGGCGTCGAGCATCCAGATTTCCGCGTCGATGTAATCGGAAAGCTTGTCCGCAGAAACCTCTACACCGACCTCCTGGAGCAGCGCGCCGTCCACTGAGCCATGCCACACCATGACCTCGTACTTCATCGTCTCCGTTTTCATTTCGTTGACGTTGACCTTGACGCCCATCGCCCGCAGCTCCTGTTCGAACTGCTGCGGACGATAATTGCCTACGGGGTAGCGCGTGAGATAGGAGTCGATGACGTTCTGGAAAAAGTCAGGTCTTCCTCCTAACTCCTTCACCTGCGTCTTGCTCATGACAAGGCGCACGAAGTAGCCGTCCATGCCCGTCAACGTCTTGGCGCTCAGATCAGGGTAGAAATCCCAAACCGGGAGAAATTCAAAATAAGGTTTGAAGACTGTCTGCTTGATCGGCTTGACGATCGGCGTCGGTGTGGGCGGCGCCGCACCATTCATCTTCGGCGCACCGCCGTTCATTTGCTGCGCACCCGATGTGGGTAACCCTTGGCCAGGCACCCGCATTGTAGGTAATCCCGGCTGATTAGGTGGACCGGGCGGCCCAGGCTGTGCTGGGGACAACCCTGTGGGTATACCTGCCGGCGGCTGTATCACTTTCCACGTCACGCTCTCCGACTTGCGCACAAAGGGTCCACGCAGGACACCAAGGCCATACATAATCCCGGAGCGGATCACTGCACGGTTCAAGGCGACGTAATCCAGAGCTTGGTGCCCGCCTAACTCCTGCAACTGGTCGTCGATTAGCCGACCTAATTTATCGGCGCGCAAATCAGCGTAACGCTCAAGTGCCGTCATCACATAGCCGTTGAAGGCGAACGAATCAGATGGGTCAGGTGAGGGCACACCCGCCATCTGATCCTTCTCTTGAGCCAGCTGGATTGCCTCCCGAACTTCTTTGACAGTGATATCCGGCCACGGCGACGCATGGATTTCCCAGTTGCGCTCGTTGCCCTGGAACATCAGGTTCATGATTCGCGCGAGCACGCTAATGCACTTTGTTCTTGTGATCTTGGGGTACGCCTTGGACCGATTGGGCGACATCGCCTTCTCGACCTCGGGATCGTAGATGCCAAGATACTGGCGCTGGTTCGCCAACCACCGCAGCTCGACGATGCGGCGATCGCTGACGTACTGCATGAATATCTGATTGAAGCGCTGACCTAACGTGCGAAGCACTTCAGAGGAAATCTTCTTGACCGGTGCGTCAGACCCAGGAGGAACAGACTTATCCTTGCCGGGAGCAGGCGTAGGAATATCAAGAGCCGGCGGCTTGAGAGCCGGATCAGGATATGCCTTCGCCGTATTCAGCGGCGTCCCTGAAGTCTCGATCGGCATTCTATCTACCTATCGCACATGGTAGCTGTTGCGATCCGGTTGGCGCAGCCATGGCGCACCCTGGCGCTTCGCAGCGAGGCTGCCCGCGGGTAGACGATAACGTGTCTCGCGCTGGCGGTCACGATGGAAGAACCGGCACATATAGCCAAATGCGTCGCCGGGATGGGAGTAGGGGTTCTTGTCCGGCTCGTACCCGCGCAGCGTCTCGCGCTTGAGATCGGCGGCGTACCTCCAACCCCCCTTGAGCGCACGGATCAGCATCTGACAGGAAGGGTCAATCTGCAGGGCCGGGCGACCCTCGATGAGCTGTGAGGTGTAATAGTCGATGGCGTCCAGGCGCAATGGAAAGCGATTGTTGGTCTCCACGTCCACGTCGTAGTGCTGGCGGAAAACCTTCACCACCGTGCGCTCGTCGGTCTGCGTTCGAGACGACGCCGCCGGGTCAGCCGCAACAATGATGTTCGAGACCTGCGGGAACCGGTTTCGTAGCAGCGGCTGAAGTCGTTCCTTGATAAGACGTTCGGCCCCCATGCCCTCCTGAGTCAGCTCCGCGAAGACTCTAATGCGTCCGTCGTAGTCCTGCTGCCCGAGGATCATGGCCGAGCCGGTGATCCCCGGATCGAGGCCAACGATCAGCGGGAAATAAGGATTAGGAATCAAAGTATTGGGAAGGGCAACGTGGAGGTCGGCGCGAAACCCGGGAACTACTGCTTTGCCGGCGATCGAGAAGCCCCACTCGGCGTCGACGAACTGCCGGACCCAGATTTCACTCTTACCGGCGATCGCGTCGAGGTAATACTGTTTGCCACCAGGAAGGTTCTCCAGGTTCTCGGCGTCGGGCGATAGCCCTCCGGGCTGGTGGTAGTAGGACGCAATTGGTTCCATGGACGTCTGGGAGGGATCGGCGCCGATCCACATCGCCACGGCACCGATCTGATCCGGAACTTGTTGGGGCGACGGGGCACCCGGCGGACGTCGGTATCTGCGAACAGCAGGACCGTGCAAATAATCGTACCACCACACGTCCTCCGTACCAGGGTTCGAGCTACCCCACATCCCCCAGATCGTGACAGGGGTCCCATCCGGTTGGCGGTAACGACCTAGCCGAGCGCTGAGCGCGTCGACGATCGCCTTCGGGATTTCCACGAACTCGTCAATAATAGCGAAGTTGATCTCAAGAGAAAGGACGCGCCGCACGTCGTCGGGAGTGTCGAGCGGCCGGAACAGCACGGTGCACTCGACGTCCCCGTAACGAAGTACGAATATCTTGTCGGTCGCGCTCCACTGCCCTGCGACGCCGTCTTTGAACCAGTACTCCCATGACGCGAGCGTGGTGTCCTTGAGCATCGGCAGAGTGTTACGGACGATGACGGCCTTAGTCCGTTTGATCCCGTCAGGAGACGGAGCCTGCTTCATCGCCATGAAGATGAGCTTGAAGAACAACGCAGTGGTCTTGGCGGAGCCCACAGGCCCCACGATCCAGTCATAGAACAAGCCCTGATCGCGATAGTCGCGAATGAACGCCCGCACCGTAGGCGAGGGTCGATAGTCGATTATGCTGGGCATCTCATGACTTCTTCTCGGCGCAAGCCGCCATCGCTTTTTCCGTCATCCGCTCCCAAAGTTCCTGGTTCGCAATAAAACGATCACTTTGTTTGACTTGCAGATACGTCGTCATGCCGATGTAGAACAAGTTGAAAACCACCAGTGCCAGGATCACCGGTGTCGAGGCTAGGCTCTGGATCAGCGTGCGCGCTGTACCGCCCGCCTCTTCGGTCATGCCTGGGTTCATTAGTCGTCGATGCCCTTGGACGCTGGCGTCTTGTGGAACTCGGAGCGGGTAGCGTCGACACGGGCATCGCGCTCCTCGAACTCCTTGTCGAACTCGTTGAGATCGCCCGAATAGCAGGGATCGTATTCGCCACCTTGCGGGCAATAGCCGTTGTCTTCAGGAGTTGTCGCGGTCGGGATTTTTGGAGCTGCCATTTTGTTCTCCTGTTTTAATGTATTATGGATTCTACGTTTGTTCAGCTTCCGCCTTTGTTCTTACTTCTTCGCTGGAGGCGCGCCTTTGCGCAAGGGAAGCTTGGCGAGATCGGCCTTGCTCTTTTTCTTATCCGCCTCGATGAAGTCTTTACCGACACTCGGCGGGATGCCCAAGGTGGATTTTCCCGCTTTGGCAGCGAACATGGCGCCGCGTTGTTTCTTGCTTTCGCTGGGCATCAGTGCAGCCTCTTTATTTGTGTGAGTCTACCCTCCGACGCGCACGCGGTCAGCATGCCGCCGTTGAGCATCGGGCACAGCACGAACATCGCCTGTTCGATATCATCGGTCAGCATGCTCTCGTCGTCGACCATCTGGAACACGACCAGCGTGCCGTAGTCCGGGTGCTCGAAGATGATCGGTGCATAGGTCATCGCACTCGTCTTGCCGAGATGTAGCCGGTCGCCGTCGTCGCCGGCCCGAGCGCCACCAGGAACACTGTCGTGTTAACACTAACATTGAACCGGCACAGGCTGGTGTTGAAGTTCTGCGCCGCCTTGCCGTAGGTCAATGACTGATCGAACAGCGTACCAATGCCGGCCGCCAGTTGTGCGGGCGTCGGCAACGTGTTCGAGGTGTTGCTGACTGCCACGGCATAGCGCGTTCCGGCCGTAGCCGGCGACACGAAGTTGACGTTGCCGCCCACGGTCCAGTCACCGGGCGTCAGCACGAGCTGCCCGATGTTGATGGGCGTGTTGAGCGTGAGGTTTACTGCTGTGGTGATCTGGGCTGACAACTGCTCGCCGACGTTGCCGGCGGCGGCGTTAGAACCGTCGGTCACTCCCTTGATCGGCGCACGGCTCGTGTCGGTCGGGTGGACGTGATCGCCGCGCGCCCAGCTCGAACTGGTGCCCGCGGCTGCGTTGCCATCCATCGCAGGGATGGCAGCGGAGCCGACCGGCACGGCGCCGCCCGTGATGTATCCAGCCGGATTACTGGCGTCGTACTTTGTTGGATCGTGCGGGACAAAGATGAGATTGTCGGAGCCGAGAACAGCCTGATTGCCGACGTTGGCGCTGACCGAGCTTGGTCCGGCGGGGCCCGTGGGCCCGGGAGGGCCCGCCTGTCCTGGCGCGCCTACGATGCCCTGCGGTCCCTGCGGTCCCTGCTGGCCTGCGGGACCTGGGGCGCCTTGCGGTCCTTGTGGGCCTGCAGAGCCCTGATCGCCTACTGCTCCCGCCGGGCCCGCTGGACCAGGGCTACCATCCTGTCCAGCCGCTCCGGGGACACCATCTTGGCCAGCTGGTCCAGGTGAGCCTGCTGGACCTGCTGGTCCGACATCACCGGCGGGGCCGGGAACTCCAGGTGAGCCGGCTGGGCCCGGGGGACCAGCATCTCCCGGTGAGCCAGCGGGGCCAATGGGGCCAGGGGGGCCAATCTCTCCCGCGGGGCCTGCTGGGCCAGCTGGGCCAGCCTCTCCTGCCGGGCCTGCCTCTCCTTGAGAACCTGCCTGTCCTGCTGGGCCAGCCGCTCCATCCGCTCCTGCGGGTCCGGGCGTGCCGGGCGTTCCGGCCGGGCCAGTCTGGCCTGGCGGTCCGGGCGGTCCGGGTGGTCCACCTGGCGCTCCATCTGCTCCTGCGGGGCCGGTCGCTCCGGGTGGCCCCTCGGGGCCGGCCGGGCCGGGCGCTCCGTCTGCGCCGGGCGCGCCCACTTCACCAGGTAGACCGGGCACACCGGGTGTTCCTGCAGGGCCGGATTGTCCTTGAGGTCCTGCGGGTCCCGCGGGGCCGGGAGGACCATCTTGCCCTGGACTACCTTGGGGGCCTTCTGGCCCCACGGGACCACTATCTCCACCCACTCCGGGTGGGCCGGGAGGGCCGGCGGGGCCTGGAGGTCCTTCTGGACCTGGTGGGCCAACTGTTCCACCTCCTGAGGAGAGTGCGGACCAGGAAGCACTTTGTCGTCCATAAATCTCTCCATCGGTTGGAGCTTCCGGGATGCCTCCACCTCCGGCGCCGCCGCTTCCTGCGGGGGTGTCGCTGAAAACCCAGCGGGTCTTTTCACGCTTTGGGTCTGGATAGACAGCAACCAATGACCAGCCTTGCTGACCCTCGACGTTGAGGTCCGCTTCCGAACCACTCGGTTCACTGGGAGCCCACGGGTGGTCCACTACTCTGTAGTTTACAGGCCCGCTTTGCGGGGTTGGCTTGGGCTTGTCGGGCTTGCTGGTGGGTGTGTCACTCATCGGCTGAAAATCCAGCGGGTCTTTTCGCGCTGCGGGTCCGGATAGATGGCAAGCAACCGCCAGCCATCCTGGCCGATCTCGGTCAGCGCCGCTTCGGTATTGTCAGGTTCCATAGGGGACCATGGGTGGTCGACCACCTTGTATTCGACTGGCGCGCCAACGCTGCGCACCTCGGCGTGCGCGCGCGGGGATGAAGACATCGAGACGCTCGCTGACGATGAGGCTGATACCGATACTTGCCGATTGCCAGGTGTGTCGGTCACTTGGGCTCCTCGGGCTTGGGGTTAGTCTGCGGTGACGTCGGCGGCGCCGGCTCTTCGGGCTTCGCTTCAGGCTTGAGGTCCAGCGGCGCAGGAGGCTCCAGCGGCCAGAACCGCAGCGGCGTGATCTTTGGAAAGGAGAACGGCGGCCAGTTCTGAGGCTGTACCCGCGGCGGCAGCTGAAGGAGCTTGATCGCGTCTTCGGGCAGGATGCAATGCATGGTCTTCTCGGTCAGGAGCTGCTGGTCCTTGACCACGACGGCCCACTGCTTGAAGACGTTATCCTGCGCCACGAAGAGTTCTTTGACTGTCTTCTCGGCGCGGCTTGCAATGATCGACACATAATAAAAAAGGAAGATCAGAAACGCGATGTTGAGGACGATGTTGGCTAGCGCCAGCGGGTTGGCGCGCAGCGCGTCGACCACGCCACCGGCAGTCTTGACGCCTTCTTCGAGGACACCCATCGCAGACCTCCATCTGCTCAGGGTATACCATGATTGCGTTTAGTCACCCAGGTGCAGGTTGATCGTCAGCCCGGCAACCGCCAGCGCCGATGCTTGGGCGTTGGCCCGCGCCTTCTGCTCGACGCTGGCGTCCAGTCCGGCGCAGCGAACCGTGAACATGATCAGCTGCGCCTTCACTGACGCGGAGACCTGATCCAGGGGTTTGTGGATCAGCGCCCAGGAGGTCTTGAGCAGCTCCTCGCTTTGGGCGCGCGCCTTGAGCTTGAAGCTGGCGCCGTCTTCCTTGAGGGTCTCGGTGGCTTCGAGCACGGCGCGGCGGAACGCCGGGTCGGCCTTGAGGCGACCGTACTCGAACTTGTCGATGCCGTAGGCGGCGCAGATATCCCTGACGGGCTGCTGCGCGAGCGCGAGTTCCAGCGGCAAAGAAGGCGGCCAACCCAAGGAAGCGGGATCGGCCGTGAGGTCCATGAACTGAGCAGGGAGGTTAGCGCTCATGCGGTGATTTATAGCACGCTTCGTTTTGATGGGTAGACACCCACAAAAATCTTTTCCCGGCATTTGGCCTTGCAGTGTAAGCTATATACTGGTGTATAGGATGATTTAGGGGATTTTCAGGAAAAATATCTGGGCGATGGGCAAAGGCCCGCAGGCACCCGCGAGCGATCCCCTTGGTGCCCTTGCTCTGCCAGATAAGAATTACTCCATAGGCTAGGGGTAGAGCGAGATGAGGTGTAACATCGTGTAACACCTCGATTTGACACAAGCTATGCACCATGCTATTGTTTGATTGCTGGCACGGAATGCCAGTGCAACAGCCCTGTAGGGCAGAAAGAGTGACTTATGACAAACGTTCAATCGATCGTGACTCCCGCGACCAATGGCGCAATCCATGCCAAGACCAATGGCAAGGCTAAGGCCAAGGCCAACGGCTCGACATCGCTAACGCCAGCCCAAGCTATCGACATTGCCTTTGAGTATGGGCAGACCATGGCAGGGCAGGACGGCGCCTTGACTAGTGCCTTCGCCACGTTCAAGGCGAACGATAAGGTAATCGCTGATATGGTCCAAGCTTTGACGGAAGGTTACTTTGTCCGGAAGCTTAGCTATGACCGGGATGAGGCAAAGCGGGTTATTGGCTTGAAAAAGTACAATCAACTCAACCCTGCTAAGAATACCGATGACAACCGGACGGCGGAGCAAGAACGGGTTATGACGGCCGTTCGCGTCCTAGTCTCCCGTGCCAAGCGCATGGCAGGGATCACGGAAGCCAAGGCGGACACGGCCGTCAAGGCGGAGCAAGTCAAGGCGGAGAAAGAGGCGCACGAACAGCGCTTGATCAAGGCCGATGAGATCATCAATCCTCCGGACGACGTCGACGCTTTCGACGCTCTCAACCGGATGGTGCTTTCGATGAAAGCAATCCAGAAAAAGTATGCCGCAAAGCTTGTCGGGGATCGCGGCTCGGAATGGCGCGATTGGCTCGCCAACGCTCCGCGCTAAGCCTAGCCTAGCCTACTGCCCCGCGGCGAAAGCCGCGGGGTTTTTTATACCTCGCGTGGCGCAAGCCACGCGGGGTTTTTTGCGTTTCGGCGCCATCACCTAATCCAATGCGCTAACACGTGACGCAAAACGACGGTATCTAAATACAAGGAAGTTTACAGTGCACTATACTAATAGGTGTTACATGATGTAACACCTGTTTCGTATTAGCATATGCGAACAGATGGTTGATTTTAGCGTTAACGCTTACAACGCGCTACCATATGCGCTCTTTTTGTGCCGTTGAAAGGCGCAATGTGCCGCACTTTGTGAATCCTTGTGCCGTGAAAAGTTTAATGATTTCAATACCATGTGCCTTTGTGCTGTTTGTGCCGTTCCAAAACAGGCCCCCCCCCTTTTTTGAGTATCCAAACGGGTTGAGCCGTGAGCCCTGCCAAGTACTATATTTAACTACGTGTAAATAAAATATAATATAAGATATAGGATGTAGAGTGATTGTGGCGAAATAAAGATATGGGGGGGGGCTTGTTTTGCACGGCACAGCGGCACAATCGCTCAAACCTAATGATATCAATAACTTACGTGGCACAGACTTTTCAATCAACGGAACAATGCGCTCAATCAATGACTTAGCGTGTATCACAATCTGGAGGTGTTACATGATGTAACACCTTCTGCAGGTAGAGCCGTGCACTGCGCGCCTTGTATCTGTCGTTGCTGTTGAGGATCGCGCGCACCGTACACAGCGCAGCGAGTAGACTATCGATCTCGCCTTGCCTCGATTGCTGGCCATTGGCGAACGCCGCACGCTCCGCCGCGTTGGTCGCGGCGTAATCCTGATCCATGTACTAGCTCCAATGCCAGAAGCGGCAGAATGCAAATACGATCAGGCACCACATTGGGATCGCCATCAGGCACCCGTTGCGCAAGCCTACGAAAAATCTCAGCGGATCATCGTCATCCCAGTCTTCCCAGTTTTTAGGCATGGTGAGGTCTCCCCACCTAAGTGAGCCCAGCCCTCGCCCTCAATCTGGTTTGACCGTACACCTATCCCCATGATAATAAAAATGCGGCAAGCCACGAGAGCGTCATCTCGTGGCTTGCCTGACCACAATCCGTGCTCCGTATAGGGACAGGCACAGACCATGGCTGAGATTCCCCTAGACCATTTTTTCAATGTTGTCTGCCGCGAGATCGCTGATGAGCACGATCTCCTCCGCAACGCAATCATCCACTACGTGACAGCCAGCTCCCAGCTTCCACGGCTGCGCCGGGCAGCACAGGCATGGCAGCCTCGCACACCTATTCACCACAAATATAAGCGCCTGATGCTTGCGAAGGATTTACAGCCTCTCACGCGAGACCAACTCACCCCAGAAGTGGTAGCGCTGATGCGAACACTTCAGGACTGGCTGCGCACCAATTGGTATCAGAAGGGTGAGATTATGTTTAACAAACAATTGGCAGCAAGAGACCCAACACACGCGACATGGGGCAACGCAGCAACAAAGGAGCCGACACATGGCTGACCGCGACACACCAATGAGCAAAGTCCTGAGCAACGTCGAGCAGGAATTACAAAACTTGCCCGCACCTCCGACACGAACACCAAGCCAGAACGTTGAAGCCTTCGCTCCACAGAAGTACCGCGAACGCAGCGACACTATGGAACAAATCCAGCAGGACTTCCGCAAGGCAGTCGCTGAGATGGAGCAACGCTTCAAGGCGCTCGCTGACGAACTCAAGCGCATCACGGGTTGAACCCATGCTCTGGCCCTTTGGACGAAACAACGTTCGCAAAGCGATCCAGACCACCAAGCTCGCAGCTATCCTAAACCAGCTGCCGGCCGAAACCTGGGTTACCACCAATCAGGTGGAGAACCTCGTCGTCACCGACAAGGCAGGCGAGGAGCTGGGTTACATCGACTTGGCGGAGGACGTCTACGAGCTGTTCGACAAGAACAAACAAATCCAATGACGATCATGTGGTGGATTGGCTTGATCGCAAGCGTCATCGTCGTAGCCACGCTTGGCCTGACCGTCTGGCACCTGTTGTCTGAGCAAGAGTGGGATGAGCGATGAGCGAACGTGGACACTTCCGAGTGCCACGGCCCGAGCAGTGGGCTAAGCTGCCACTCAAGCTCAGGCAACGCTGGTGGCGTGAAACCGACTACGGCAGCAAAGCACCGAACGATGCGCTAATCAAAGCAATACGAGAAGCAGCAGAAGCACACGATGCACCACGTAACCCCGCCGACCGAACAACAGCAACAAAGGATTGATGCCGCTAAAGCGGCAGCAGACATCTATGCTCAAACCATCGACGCATTGATTCCTGATGGACCTCACAAGCGTACAGTCATGCTCAAGCTGCGAACAGTGGCGTTGGTAATCAACGAAGTAATCACGCATACTTAACAACCTAAAGAGGTGTTACACGATGTAACACCTTGGAGATGGCAGCGACCATGACCGCATCAGCCTTCGACCCGGTAAGGGCAGCCAAGGAAGAGCTTGTCGGCTTGAACGAAATGCAGCGTGTGCTCAAGGCTCGCGAGCGCGAATGCGAAGAAGCAATGAGCAAAGCAGAGCAAGAGCTAAACGCTATACGCAAGATCACCGGCTATGTTAAAGTATCTATGCAGACGATCGCACTGCGCATCGCGGAGCTGGAAAAACGTGCGAGAGAAACAGGCCAGACGCCTTAGCAAGGCGCGACAGCAACGCGACTATGAACGTGCCAAGGAACGCAATATGCCCACAGCCAGCAAACCGCTTGTCCCGCCCGGGCCACTGACGTTCGCGGAATTGCGGCTTGCCAACCTGACGCGCAAGACAGACCACGGCTTGCCACCGTGGGCGCAAGACATGGATTTGCTGTATGTGGCGATGATGCTTGCCGATCACACCATCCAGAACGACCGGATCGCCGCTGACGTCGGCATTGACCTCGAAGCCGCCATCCGACTACGGTTCGACTATATGGCTGGACGTGTGCAAAGCTCGGAAGACTTGGCGCTGGTGCTGGCGGCAGGAGACACCATCGCTCCGGACAAAGCGCAGGAAGCGCGAGACATAGCGCCCCTGCTGGCAACAGAACTAGGTTTGGATGTCATCGAAGAAGCTCTAAAGAGGGCGTACCCACATGACCTGGAAAGGAAATGATCCGGCGCTTGAGTTCAAGACCATCGAGGCCGTCGCGGCCTATATCCGCAGCTTGAGCTACAACTCGTGGCGCCCATCCAACTTCGTCGTCCACAACACCGCAAGCCCTACACTGAAACAATGGTGGGGCTCGACCCCGCCCGCGCAGCGCATGGTCAATCTGCAGAACTACTACGAGAACGACATGGGCTGGAGCGCGGGCCCGCATTTTTTCATCGATGGGAAAAGCTGGTGGTGCATGACCCCGCCCAACGTCAAGGGCGTGCACTCCCCGAGCTGGAACGGCACCATGCTGGGATTTGAACATGTAGGGGACTACGAGACTGAATCAGCCACGGAAGGCTTAGGCGCCGACGTCCAGCGCATGGGGCACCAACTCAGCGCAGAGTGTTGCGAGTTCTTTGGCTGGGACCCGTCCCGCCTCAAGTTCCACTACGAGGACCCCAACACCGACCATGCCTGCCCTGGCAGCAACATGAACAAGAACACGTACATAGACTGCGTGCAGCAAGTCATGGGTGACGGCGGCGACCACAACCCTAACCCGCCAACGCCAGCCGTGCCGCGTCTTGGCACCGTCCACGGCGTCGCCGCCAACGACAAGCTGAACATCCGTGCCTCCTCCTCATCCTCGTCGCCGATCATCGGCGCCGCCGAGAATGGCGACGTGTTGACGATAGTGGGCGAAGCCATGAACGGCTCGACCAAGTGGCTGCGCTTCCAGGTCGGCGACCCCGCGGGCGCAGACGTCGCACTGCTTGGCTGGTGCTCCGCCGCCTATGTTAAAATTGAAAGCTAGGGGTAGATAACCGTGACATTCGAAGTGCAGCAACAGAACAACAAGCCTATCCTTTGCGTCGACTGGGACGGCGTCGTGCACAGCTACACGTCGGGCTGGAAGGGCGCGTCCATCATTCCTGACCCGCCAGTGCCGGGTGCCTTGGAATGGCTACTGAGAGCCTCCAAGCTCTTCACCCTCGTGGTCTACTCGTCGCGCTCCAAGGACCCCGAAGCGCTCACTGCCATGCGGATGTGGCTGGGTTACCACGCCCATGCCACCCTCCCCGATCTGAAAGCGTCCGAGCTGCTCCAAGTCGTTACTTTCGCTCATGAGAAGCCCGCGGCCTTCCTGACCATCGACGACCGTGCTATCTGCTTCGACGGCGACTGGTCGAAGCTCGACCCCGAGACCCTGCTCAAGTTCAAACCATGGAACCAGCGAGGACGGGTCATCAAGGAAACGATCTCGGACCAAGTAGGTACTCAAGCAAGTGTTACATAATGCAACACCTCGTGAACTAACCCCCTCATCCCACTAACAAATAAAGGAGACTGAGCATGGCCGCAGTACCCGTCGTCATCAACGGCGTCATGATGCCCAAAGGAAAATCCGCCACCGACAAGCCGGTGCCGGCCGTCTTCATCGGCTATGCCACCATCCCTGGGCTGTCGGTCGGTGGCGGTCCGGTGATCCCGGACACCCCGCCAGATATCCCGGTCGACCCGCCGACCGAGCAGCCGCCGCCCAGCCTTGCCGTGGTCATCAAGCCCGCCCCGGTGACCGGTGGCTGGGGTCTCGCGACGCAAGGTGACCAGCTGCAATGGTTCTTCGTTCCCGCCGCTGGCGGCCCGCAGCCCAAGCGACCCTAAGCGGTATGGCGATCAGGGCAGCGATCGTCGTCTTCGTTGCTGTCCTGATGCTCCTGTTTGCGCTGGCGGCTCTCGGTTACAGCCGCTGGCAGCCGCTGCCAAATTGCCCCATTGTGCCGCTACCAGACTGCCCCCCTGTAAGGTAGCGTGCCAAGCGTACGGAGCCCGCCCAGGCGTTCGCGTAGCAGGGCGGGCTCCGGACTGCCTCTCCTTCGTAAAACGCGCCAGACGGGGTTCCTATGGCCCGCAAGGTTGATTCAACGTCGGACGAACGCACCGTCAACAACGTGATGCGGCACGAGTACCGGGTGCTCTCGCCGATCGAGAAGGACCAGATGAAGGCGCTCAAGGACAAGGGGCTGGAGTTCTGGCAGATGGTCGGCGAGCTGGGTTCCAGCCGGGAGATCAGCCTAGCCCAGACCCGGATCGAGGAAGCCACGATGTGGGCGGTCAAGCACATCACCAAGTGAGTGAGCCGCGGCGCCACGATCAGTCGCAGCGCAGCCGGCGCAAGGCCCTGCGCCAGAGCGGGCGCATCCAGGAAGAGCTGGAGTACTTGGCTGCCCGGCTGCGGCGGCTCTTGAATCACGTCGAGTACGCCACCAAGAAGGCGGACAAGCTGCGCAACAGACTTAAGGATACGGACCCAGCACGTCCCAGAGGCCGGTGAGGTAGCTCCACACAGCCACGCCCAGCAAGAAGCCCAGCATGACGCCGACGCCAATGAGGAAAACCTTCTGGTCCCGATCCAAGCTCATGCCGGACGTTTAGCAGCTATTGTGCACTGCGGCGAGGCGGCGGCCACAGCCGCCACTCGTACAGGCGGACCCGGATCGACGGCGCCGAGATCGCCCGCACGCACCTGCCACACCGCACATCCTTCCGCATCTGCTCGGCCAGCTGCCGCGACAACAGGCTCGCCGCGTTCCCGATCGGAATCCGGCCCTCCCGCTGGCGCCGCAGCACTTCGGCAACCAGCCAAGCCTTGGGGGTGTAGGTTCTCATCCCAGCACATAGGCCAGCAGCGCGATCGCGGCGACTGACACTCCGATCACCCACCACATCTCTCTGTGGTCGCGCCAGAAGTAGTTCATGTTTATTTTCCTTGACAGCTAGTGATCAGGTATGATCAGATGTGATCTCACAAGGAGAGTACAGCCCATGCAAATCCGCCAATATACCTTCGCCAATGCCGAGATCAGCCTGATTGTAGAGGCGCTGCAGCGCGCAGCCAAGCGTCAGGAGTCCGAAGCCAAGTGGTACGACAACAGGCTCAACGAAAAGCTCAGCACGGAACATGAGAAGAAGGCGCGCGCCATGCAGCGGCTCATCAACAAGCTGCAGCCGATGACAGGACTTCACGGTGCGGTGAAGCCATGAAGAAAGCCGAGAAGCTCAAAGCCAAGAAGCAGCTCAAGAAGTATTTCAGGAAGCGGGACAAGGAGACCAAAAAGACGCAAGTCGTTCGTGAGTTCCTCGAAGAGGTCAACTATCACGCTGAGCAAGTGAGCATCAGCCTGCGCCACTTAGCCAACGCGATCGACAATTTGCGGTCCTACCATCTAGGTGAGGAGAAGGAAGGGAAGCCAAAACCATGACCGACAAAGAATGGCACGAAGCAATGGCTGAAATCCACAACTTGCGTTTTCAGCTGTTGCACAACATGGTGCCGGAGACGGAACGTGATGCGTTGCGGATTCGCATGAAAGCCCTGTTGGAGAAACTTGCTCAGGAGTACTCAGAGGAAGCTACTCCATGAGACCGCCATCAGCACAGATAGTTGTCGTGCTGACGCTGATCCTGGCCATTTTGGTTATCGTGTTGGTGATGATGGGAGTGCGGTGATGCGCGGCGATTTCAAAGTCATGATCGGCTGTTGCGCGTGGGGCAACTGTTCGCGCTGCCGCGCGGACGGCGACAAGACGCGGCGCAAGTGGCACGCCATCGCTGACAGACTGGACCAGGAGACAGCGAACAGAGTAGCGACGGCTTGGCGCAACTTCGATGCCTACGTCACGCCCATGGATGAAGCAGACCTCGCGAAAGCTGGCGTTGTGGCGGCGTGGTTCGCCAAGAACAGGATGCGTCGTGAGTGACGTCTATCTCCTTCTGGATTTGGCCTCCCTTGCATAGAGGTCTGGACGAAGCTCTTCACGGGGGATGCCGGTGGCGCGCTCGACGTCGAGCACTCGTTCTGCCGGGATTCGTTTTCTCCAGAACTGGATGGCTTGGAAAGAGATGCCTATGGCGCGCGCCAGCGGACGCATCCCGCCGGCCTTGTCGATTGCCGCGTCAATCGGACGGGCCCGTTTGAATTTCGGATTCTTGTTCATTGCCTTATTTAACCTGGTACCAAACAAAAGACAAGATTTTATTGTCACCGCTGTTGACAAGAGTTCTTTACATAGTTTAGGTTTCAATGAGGGAGGAGGTAAGTGATGATCAACATTCTGCATTGCACGGCCTGCGGGATGCAAGGCGAAGTCAAGTGCAGTTGCGCCAAGCCGTATGCACACATTCCGGCGCGCGAGGCTGCTGCCTTGGGAGTAGCGGCGCATCCGGACTGGTCGGACGTACGAATCGCAAAAGCGTGTGGTGTGAGCGATAAGACGGTAGCCGCAGCTCGTAGCTCAGTCTCGGAAAATTCCGAGACTGAAAAATCTAAGCGTATCGGTCGGGATGGCAAAAAATACAAGGCGCCTAAAGTGACCAAGTCCAAGAAGCCCAAGAAACCCAAACCCGATATCCCTCCTGCTGCCCGTGACCAGAGCTTCACGCCGCAGGAGGAGTGGGAAGCCAGCCTGATTCGGCTCGCGACTTTCATTACCACCATGGACAAGGAGTGGACCGCGCACTTCGGCGACTGGAAGCAATTCCAGATGACGGCCTGCACTTACGGTTTGATTTCGCGTGCCGGCGTTACCTGGAAGGAGTTGGTAGATTCTGCAAGCCCAAAGTTAGTCATTGATAATGAGAAGGGAGTACCTAATGTCGTTTAAGACCAGCAATGAAGTCAGACAGTATATCTATCAGATATTCGGCAAGGACATCGAGATTCGCGATGCCACCTTCCCGCTGCGCCTGCAGCCGACACCGGATGACAAGGAAGGCGCCGATCCTCACGATCCCTCGAACTGTTTCTTTGTCCACACTGTTCGCCGGATGTACGGCAGTCAGGTCGTGATATTCTGGAAGAGCATTGCCTATGTCGATATGGTCGACAGCGATGGCGTTCGCCGGGTCTATCGCTTTATCGTCACCAAGGACGGCACCGCTCGCCTCAGCCGGTTCGACCACGGCGAGCCGTTCCCGCTGGGATCAGCCGTCACGTTGCAGCCGCCGACCAAGGGCACAACCTTGAAGGCCAATAAGACTCGCCGCCAGGCGGCGAAGAAGCAGTATGTCGACCGCCGCAAGCGGCTGCAGACCAACCTCAAGCGAGCCACTACCAAGCTGGAGCAGGAGAAGCAGCGTCTGGCCAAAGCCATGAGCAACGAGAAACAGGACGCCAAGAAACTAGCTGTCATCACCAAGCAGAAGGAGATGGCGGAAGCTTCGGTCAAGAAAGTACAGGCTGACCTCACGCATATGGATACTGCCAAGACTCAGCGGGCGCCCAAGAAATTTGATCTCACCACCAGAAACGGCGCCGTTGGTAATTATCATTTTTCCGGATTGACTGCAGCCACCAACTAAAGTTCGTTATTCAGGATGCGCAAGCCAGCACCTCGTGAGAGGTGCTGGCTAACTTGCGAGGAGGAGAAGCCATGAACGGTAACCGGCTGGTCGAGATCGCAGCGGAGGTGATTCACGAGACTGAAAAGGCTTATCTGTTGTTCGACGGCGTGCGCAAAGCGTGGGTGCCCAAGAGCGTGGTCGAAGCGAACCACGACGGCACCAGCTTCCTGATGCCGGAGCGATTGGCACAGGAAAAGGAGTTTATCTGAGGCTGGAAATTTCGGGATAAATCTCCCAGTAACCCATTGACAAACAACGAGTTTTATGGTACAATGCTTGTTACGGTGGGATCAGATTATCCACCAACGAAAAAGGTGTTACACGATGTAACACCGATTTACTGAACAAGGAGCTGACCAATGAGACTTCCTGTATTCGACCATTCTATGATGGAGTGGGATAGCTGGCGCGCGTTCCACATCGAGCATTGCGGGCATAGTAAGTTCGTCCAGTTCGACACCGGCGAGTTAGTTGTGTGTCGTAACGGCTGGCGTCCTGAGAACCGCCAAGTCTACAAAGAGCTTCATATCCAGATCGTCGC